TGGTGACAGTCTTGAAGCACACGCTCGGAACAGAGTCTGTTTTGTTACTGTACGCAAGCCACACGCTGGCTTTAACGGTGATGGCTCAGTTGACGGGGACTCTTGGGGCGCTTGGGCTTTGGATAACGACATCGCTCCAGAAGTTATTGCGTGGGTGAAGCAGTTTCCACAAGCACTTGAGAGTTACACCGACCGAGCGCAGTCAGACAACCCGTACATCTTCAACCCAGTACGAGCAGGACAGACAGCGTTCGTAACCCCACGCTCACTTGAGAAAGCCTCACACATTGCTAAGAAGCGTCCGATGTTGGGTGAGTCAGTCACTATCTCTGCATTGGCGGGCACAATCGGTGAGTCAGCAGCCCGTGATATGCAGGCGTTCTTTACGGTGGTGGACAAGCTACCTACATGGGAGTCAATCATTCACAGCCCAGATACTGCCAAGGTTCCAGATGATGCAGTCGCTAAATGTATTCTGGTGTTCTCTGCTATCAGTCGTGTTGACAAGGACACACTCGGTAAGTGGCTCAGCTACGCTGAACGTCTGGACAAGGAGTTACAGGCTCTGTTTGCCCGTAGTATCGTCAAGTCATCAACTAAGCAGACTATGGCGGTGAGTAACAAGGACTTCGTGAAGTGGGCGACTACTAATCAATGGTTGTTTTAATAATGTCTGACATTATTTAGGAGAAGATAATGGGTTATCGAAGTGAAGTGGCTATAGCGTTCTATAGCAAGGACAAAGAACATAGCGGTGTGATTAAGCTATGGATGGAGAGTAACTTCCCGTATGACGACTGGAAGGGGTACGAAGAGGCTATAGATGTTAAGGATAGCCCTGAGTACTCACTTGTCCTCCACCTCGACCACGTTAAGTGGTACGAAAGCTACCCAGAGGTTGAGCGTATAGATAAGTTAATGAACGACTTTGGTGAGTTGTTTTGTAGTGGGCTGAATCCCACCGGTGCGTGTGAGTTCATGCGTCTTGGTGAGGAGTTGCAAGATATAGAAACCCAATTTTATGGTGACGTGGATTACATACTAGATGTAAATCGTACTATTACCGTAAATAGATAAACAGTTAAGGAGAATGATTATGACTAGCAGACTAACAGCCGAGCAGCGTGTACAGAAATCGCACGTTGCCTTGATGAACAACCCCAAGTACTGCATGTACTCCGGTATCTTTATGTTGGGCAAGACTGAGGTGCGTGATGACGTACCCACAGCAGGTACGAATGGTAAGGATACGTTCTATGGACGCAAGTTTGTAGACAAGTTAAATGATAAGGACTTAAAGGGTTTGATCCTGCACGAGAACCTACACAAAGCGTTTCGCCACACGACCGTATGGAAGCACCTGTACAAAGAAAACAAGATGCTTGCAAACATGGCGTGTGACTTTGTAATTAACCTGATGATCGTGGACAGCGACCCAGAGGGTATCGAGGTAGCCCTGCCTGAAGGTGGTTGCTATGACGTACAGTACCGAGGCATGGATGCGGGTGAGGTGTTCCGTAGACTTAAGCAACAGCAACAGAAAAAGAAACAGTCAGGACAGGGAGATGGTAATGGAGAAGGCGATGGTAGTGGCGATCAAGATGAGGAAGGTACACAGGGCTTTGACGAGCATGACTGGGAATCAGCAGAGCAGATGTCAGAAGCCGAACAGCAAGCACTTGCAGGAGAGATTGACCAAGCGTTAAGACAAGGTGCGATTCTTGCCGGACGTATGAAAGGTAACATGCCCCGTGAGTTGACCGATGCACTTGAGGCCAAGGTTAATTGGCGTGAGGTGTTGCGTGACTTTATGAGTAGCGTATGTGCAGACAAGGACAGCAGCACTTGGCGCAGACCAAACCGTAGGTGGGTGGATCAGGATATTTATATGCCCTCAAGTATCGGAGAGGCAGTAGGTTCAGTAGTTGTTGCGATTGATACATCGGGTTCGATTGGACAGGCTGAGATCGGACAGTTCTTGGGTGAGTTGTTGAGTATCTGTAATCATGTACAGCCTGAGTCCGTTGAGTTGTTGTACTGGGATACGGAGGTTGCAGCGCACGAGTCGTATGCCCGTGGTGAGTATGAATCGTTGATGACTAGCACTAAACCTGCGGGTGGTGGTGGCACGGATCCTAAATGTATTACCCCATACATTAACGACAAGAAGATCAAGCCTGAGTGTGTGATCGTACTCACTGATGGTTATGTAGGCTCATGGGGTACATGGACTGTACCTGTGTTCTGGGGTATCACATCCAAGCGTATCACGGCTGACTGCGGGGTATCTGTGTATGTCGGAGACTGAACAATGGGCGGTGCTGAAGGTGACTGCTCCATACACTCAAGATATAACTTATATCGCCGTTGATATTTCAGACGAGGATATGAAGCGGGCGATGGCTAAAAAAGTAAACGGTGATATGCAGGTCGTATCCGCCGAACTCACACGGGACGAAGCACTAGGACTACGGGCGTTGTTGCAATCCGCTAATGGGGGGTAGTAACGAAGATGTATAACTCAGGAGAATTACATGGCACAAACTAAATTCGTTGCACTGATGGTGCAGCCCGAAACACGTACGAAGTTCTATACAACTAAACAGCAGGTCGAGCAACACCTCGGCTTAACAGAGCTAGGTACGTCACTCACCACTACTCAGATGCTTGAGTGGATGTGTAACAAAATAATGTCTGACATTATTAACCAAGGAGAATAATCATGATTGGAAGCAACGCAATGTTAGTCGAGCTTAACATCCCTCTGTGGACAGCTCGTAAGATGGACAAGAAAGTATCCGAGGAAGTTGATGTAAGCAAGGGTACTCGTGCCCGTGGTGGTAACTACCACAAGAACTTATTGGCAGGGTCAGACAAGCTTGAACAGATCCAAAAGATTGCAGGTGCTGCACGGACATGGCACTACGCAAACACACTACCTTGGACTGACAAGGGCGCACGTCTCTTGCCGATGAAAAGTTTTTTTGATTACAAGCAATCTCTTAACAACTTTGAGGTTCAGTTCAACAAGGCTATCGACGATTTCTGTGACGAGTATCCACAACTGGTATCAAAGTCTGCGTTCACGTTGGGCAGTATGTTTGATCGTGATGAGTACCCAGACGTTGAAAAGGTACGCAACAAGTTCGGGTTCCGGTATTCGTTTAGCCCTGTGCCTGAAGCGGGTGACTTCCGTGTAGATGTAGAAGAGGAAGCCCTGAATGAACTCAAGCAACAGTACGAGTCGCACTACAAGCAGAAGCTCGATGATGCTATGAAAGATACTTGGGAACGACTGCATGATGTCTTGACCCACATGAGCGATAAGCTTGCGTTTAATGACGACACATACGACGAGCATGGTGTAAAGATCAAGCGCCCTCCGTTTCACACATCGACAATTACAAACGCTGTGGATTTGTGTGGGTTGCTGACTAAGCTCAACGTGACTAACGACCCTAAGTTAGAAGAGGCTCGTATGAAGTTAGAACGTGCATTGGTTGGTGTGGATGCAGAAGTAGTTAAGGAGAGCCAAGAGATTCGCCACAGCGTCAAGGCGAAAGTGGATGCCATACTGGATATGTTTGGAGATTGAGATGAAAGGAAATTGGGATGTTCCTTTGTTCGAGGTGTTGTTTACCGCAGAGCGTGTCGATGGAAGCAAGCTAAAAGGTGCGCTCAACAGGCGGTGGAAGTACAGACCTAGAACTAAAGAAGCATGGATGAGCGAAATCGCTTGTCGTTATGTACGAAGGTACAGACCGCTTGCCGCTTTTGCAGACCAACTCACTAACAAGATGTTCAAAAAGTACGGAGGGAGTAAGCCTTTTTACGATAGCTTTCCATGCTCGTTTAATTCTATCGGGTATTTAGAGGTAGATGATAATTTACGTAGAGTTACGGCAACAGGGTACAAGGGGTATGGCATGGATACTCCAGTATCAGTATTTGAAGCTGCAACCCATCGTAAAAAGAAGTTAGAAGTTCTGTTATCCAAGAAGCACAACTTAACCCCTAAGCAGTTAGAAGCATGGATTTTAACAACTGAAACAACCAAACTTTTATCGGAGCTAAAACATGAACGCAAACGTAAATACCACACAGGCAATATCACCGATGTCCTCAACTACACCAATGAATAAGCTTGGGTTCGGGGATAACAAGGTAGCTGTTCCCGAGTCTACAGAAGATGTTATTGGGTTACTCGCTCAAATCATGGCGTCAGCGATTAACAATTCAGTAGACATAGACAACGCCAAGCTAGCACTAAACGCAGCCACCCGAATCATTGAGGCGCAACAAGCAGATACACGAATGAAAGCACTTGCCATTGCGTCTAACCGGATGATCGCTAAAACGAAAGGTTGGGCTTTGATCGACGCCGACCCTAAAGATGTTACGGAAGTTAAAGAAGAGGAGAAGGAAGATGATTGAATTAGCAACGCCAGAACAGTTAGATGCTATGCGCCCTGCCCTGCGGGAGTTCTACGACAAGTTTGTTAAGAAGCACAATAAAACTTCCACATGCACACTACGAGTTAATTACGTTCACTTGTCCAACCCCGTATGTGGGCAGCTTGATTTCTATGACACACGGTACACCCACGCAGAAGCTAAGCCTATCCTCAGAGTTTCATACAAGACCTCATACACAAGAGGTAAAGACTATGAGTATGTAATCTTTTCAGAGCGGATTAGTAATAGTAAGTTCGCTCACTATAATTCAGACCACTACACACAGTCTACGAAAGATGTTAACAAAGCAGTGAGCATAGCTTTGAAATATTCCCATGCCCGTACTTGGTGGGAGATAGCAAAGGGGTCACAGCGTGAGGCACAGCAAGCGCATCGAGAGTGGGAGTCAGAACCACGAGGTAACTTATATGGGTTCGGGGTTAACGATGCAGTGCTATATAAAGAACTTAGGAACTTAGTAGCGCAAGGTGTGACATTCGCAACTTCTGAGTTTAATAAATGTGTGGCACTTTTGGATGAGTTTGGTGAGTGGGAAAGTCGTGTCAAGAACGCCGTACCTATGAAGGCT